TTAAAATAACATTTGCACCATCAGACATTTCAAATGGGCTCTTATCTTTAATTTTTTTTATTATGACATTTGCCCTATATTCACGCCCAGCTTTAAGAATCTCGGCAGCAGATAAATTGGCCATCTTAGCCCTCAAACTTTTTCATATGCCCGACGATAAATTCCGGCGGGATGGGTTGCTTGAAGCGAACCTCTGAGGCCATATAATATTCCGAATCTGCTTTATTTGGATTCTCGGCGATCCACCGCATATATTCATTGCGGCTCATCATGCGCTTCTTAGCATCACCCATATTACCACGCAGATCAGCATCCATATGACGCTCAGCCCAGTCGGCTGGGATTTTTAACTTTAGAACAGATCGTTCGCTATGTGGTGTATTGACGGTTTTTGATTTGACACCACGGAAATGCGCTTCGCCACCAGCACCCGACATCGCAGCATAACCATGTGCGGTATGCGGATCAGGTGTGGTGGAATACATACCAGTCGATGGATCTGGTTTATTGATACCAGATGTCATCATCGACTTTACATTACGTTCATGTGTGCCGTGATATAGAATATAATGATCACCGTCACGCCACCAGCCACGACGCTTTTGCTTATCAAATGGAATTTTTTTGGCTTCAGTTTCCTCAGCCAACCAGCTCTTGAATGACATGGTCACCTCTCAGTCAGTAGCCATATTTATGAAACGAGAAGCTCACCATTGATCATTTTGAGAGAAATAGTATCTCGGTTCGTTCTGATATAGTTACGCCCACCATCTATGAAGGTCGTACCATCTTCGCTGGAGCGATAGTCATGGCGATAGCCGCTGACTACAATTTCACCATCATCCGCAATTACACCAGCAATAGATTCCGTGAAAGCGGATTCTGCATTACAGATATAGACATAACCCTCAGGGCCCATGTATACACCCATGTAGTGACTATGTTTAGCATTTCTCAATTCTGGCTGATAAAATACTTCTACAGGATGCAAACTCCAATTACCATCCTTAGTCTTAATAGACCAAGGTCCAATATATTTGGCCTCATATAGACGCTCTATAGCATCAATCTTCAAGCTATCATAGAAAGGAATGGGTTTGCATATCCGTGTCATTGCGTCAGCCTATAACAGAAAAACCCATTGCGAGCCCGATCAAGTCTATCAAATGCGCCAGCATTACCTGCATTGGCAAATGCTGTGCATTCCTCATAAGAGGACGCAAGCAACAAAGAAATCCTTGGGCCTTCATCTGTCGTAAATACCAAACTAATTGTCACCAGTAACCACATCATCTCTTTGATTTCCAAACATATTTTTCATTGCAAGTCTCAATCGCCCATCGATTGAGCAAGCTAACTTCCATCGCATAAGCCTCTTGCTCCCACGGATGTGCGGAGTAATCGACCTCTTTGCTATTCACTCTCTGACCCTTCCAGGTCGATAGATCAGGATTGATGATATGGTCATACAGCTCACGTTTGGCAAACTGTTTAACGTGAATAAGCTCATGGGCTAATGTTTTTAGTGTGCGCTTGCGATTTGGACTAGCATATAACCTAACCACAAATTCTTTCGGTCTACGGTTATCATCAATCCATTCACAGTCGCCCATAATATCCTCATCCTTGTAAAGGCCACGGATAAGCTTAATGCGTATTGTGAGCCTCTGTCCAAGCCTCTGACTAACCAAATCATCCAACATCCATAGAGCAGCTCCGCGAACTAGCCTACGATATTCCCGATCTCGCCCATAGACGTAGACCCTAGGCTTAGATATTGCGGAAGCTGCCATAGACTTCTCCTGCATGAAGTAATCATATCAGGACCAGACACGCAAGTCAATAGCAAAATGTGGTTACCTTCAGTATATATCAGCGACGATCTCTACTAGGTCGTGGCTGCCAAATAGGTTTACTAGGTTCTTCATCTATAGCTTCTTTCTTGGCTCGCTTTTCCTTACGTTCATCACGCCAGTCATCTTTGCGATCCAAGAAGCCATAGTCATCTTCGTAATCCGGATCAAATTTCCTGCTTTTACCCATATCACACCTTTAAACCTGAGAAGTCCTTTCTGCCCATTTTCTTAGTCGCCCAACCCATTTTATCTTCCTCATCACGTCTTTGACCAAAATTGGTCTTGTCCATGACAGGCTTGTCCTCCATGATATCAGTCTGGGCCGATTGCTCGACATCATAGAGGCGCATTTTCTCGCGATCAACCCCGACCACAAATCTGCGATTGGTTGCTGGATCACTGTATCTATTCTTGAGCTGCTTGACCATAAATTGGCTAAGGTCTTGTAACTCTTCGGTGGATATAAGTGCAATCATGAAGTCGGCTGTAGCAGGCAAACCAAATGACTCTGATGTATCTGTTAGATCGACATCGGAGCTTGAATAACCGCTTCGTGTCGTCTGTGTTGCAGATACGATAGGTACGTTTCTTTCGACTGCAAGGCCTCGTAATTCTTCTGCAATGGCCTTAATATAAGTGTAACTATTCACATTAGAGCCTGTCTTAATACGCGATGACATACAGATATTTAGATAATCGATGTAAATGATGTCAGGCACAAATGACCGCTTTAGATTCAATTCATTTAGCAGGTGGCGGAAATGCCCTGCGTGTGCTGATGCGGTTGGATATTCCTTGATGATAAGCTTTCCAGTAGTCTTTGCGCGAATACCTGCAATTTTTTTCTCATAGATGTCGCGTGGTAAAGCTTGCAAGTCAGGTATCGGAACATTGAGAAGGTTTGCATCAATACGTTCTGCAATCTTTTCTTCGGCCATCTCCATCGTGATATAGAGAACATTCTTACCGAGCATCAGATTGGCCGCGGCCATATGACACATGGCCAGTGACTTACCGACACCAGTGCCTGCCAGAATGATATTAAGAGACTTGCGAGATAGACCACCACGTGTAATCTTATTCATAAGCTCAAGGTCAAACGGAACCTTTTCTTCCACACGATGATAGAAGTCATATCGCTCTGCAAAATCATCAATTAGATCATGACCGATATGAGTATCAAAAGAGACACCAAGAGCATTTGTCAGAATCTCTGGAATTGATCCCTTACCGCGATCCCTGTCCTTACCATCAAGAATTGAGATGCTATCCATGATTGCATTATAGATGGCACGTTCTTGACAAAACTTCTCAGTTGCATCTAGTAGCCAAGCTTTGTCCACGGGGTCAGGTGCAATAAGGCCTTGAATGGTCTCAACCGCAGCTTGATATTCCTTCTCACCTAGATTCTTGGAACCCTCAATCTCAATTGAGAGTGCTTCGCGACTAGGTAGAGAATTATATCTCTCCATAAACTGTGCAATGCGAGAGTAAATTAGTCTCTCTGTCGCATCGCTGAAGTATTTGTCGCTTACAAAAGGTAAAACCTTACGGGCAAAATCTTCATCATGGATCAGATGCCTTAGCACCGTTGTTTCGATCCGCATTTTTTATCTCTGCTGTTGTTTCTATTATATGATATAGAATAGAAGCTAAAGTATCTTCAAATTGTTTTACATTAGCATCTGTAACTTCTACGTCTTCATCGGGTGGTGTGATTACCTTGTAAGTGAAATTGACAGGCACATTACCATCTGCGCCTTCTTCGCCTACCTTTACCACATCAAAATAGAATACGGCACCTTTCCACTTTCCGTTATTAATTACCAGACATAGATGTTTATCCATGCCTGGCACATCAGCAATACCATAATCAACCAACGGATTGCTCGGCACTTTCCTCGTCATGTTCTACCTCACTCTGTTCGCCCTGACCATATTTGAATTCTTTGCTTGCGACTGAATCAATAGCATCCAGAAGCTCTTTGGTAAAGAAACGATCTGGATCTTCTTCGATTTGCTTACCATAAAATTTGCCACCATCAGGCATCTCATAACGATTAGCAATCTTCTTAATTATACCATGTTTCTCAGCCAAGTCAAGCAATCCGTAATAACGATTCAGGCCTTGATCATAAGAAAGCCTTACATCAATTGACTTGTTTTCTTTGGTGAAACGACTCTTGGCCAAACGACAGTGGATGATATTACCCACAACCTCTGTACCGTCACGATCTTTCTTCTTGGACAAGAAAAGAATCTGTGACGCCGCATACTTCAAGCCCTCGCCACCACCCATGTCTTTTGTTGGAACATATGCACCAATCACATTGAAGATGTGGTTTGTGACGAGAAGTGAAACATTAGCACGCGCAAGCTTCAATGACAATGCGCGGAATGCACCACGGATAAGCTGAGAGCGAGTCATGTCTCGCGTATTCTTACCTTCGGAAATATCTTCCATCTCTTTCTCGGTCGACAGCTGACCAAGCGAATCGAGAACCATGAGCATCTTTGGACGCTCTTTCTCTGGCACCTTCAGGTAGTTATCAAGAATACGCGATGCATGTGTGCGAAAGCTTTGCACGGTGGCTTGCTCTGAGATAACCACTCGCTTTGGATCAATACCGCGAGCAATAAACATCTCTTTGGTAACCGCAGCTTCTGTGTCATAATAGATAACACCAGCTTCTGGATTATCTTTCAGAAACTGCTGGACTAGGCCAAGAACAAAGAATGTCTTACCAGTTGCGCTCTCACCAGCAAATACTGTGATCTTATTATTTGGTACACCACCGTAAATACTACCTGACAGCGCAGCATTCAAAAGATATGAACCAGTATCCATTGTGCCTGCAAATTCTGATGAGTGCAAGCCATCATCAGCGATGTGAGTATCAACATCGCCAATTTGTTTTACCATGTCACGGAAGAAATCTCTACTCATGTATATCTCCTATGTGTCTTTATATGCGGTTTTCTTGTAAATGTACAGGGTTAAATTCTGTGATGTATTGATTGTCCGTCAGCATGTCTCTCTTGTTTTCTACAGTATAGGTAGTCTGATCTATCAGGTATCCAGGATTTTTACTTAGCGGAGTATCAATCCATGCATCATCATGCCAGATAATTCTATTATTTGGATATGCATAGAAGTTACCGTCATCAACCTTGAACATATGAGCGCACTTATGTTCTGGTGTCTCGCTGAAATTTGTATCCAGCATACCTTTGTTCTCCCATGACCAATCCATTGTGAACATATATTCACCACCGATTCTCTTACCATCATGCTTGACTAATTGTGCGCGCAGGCCAGCCATTCTAGCTCTGATATTTACATCAATGTATGGGCTAAAGGAATTCCAGTAATAGCATTCTTCCAGCACAGGAATAGGTGCATTCTTTTTCCAGCAAAATGCTATGAGAGGTCGGCGTGTCCAGTTAACACCATTATCAAGAAATGCTTCAAACAAAGGTACACGCTTTTCAATACTAGCTACACTATGCACATCACATAGTGTATATTCACCGTGTCCTTTTGTATGATTGTATAGAAACTCATTTCGAATAAAGCAAGTAAACGTAGGTAGATTGTGGTTTAGATAAGCCATTAGATGAAAAATCTTTCCAGATTAGGTCTATCCTCATCTTGCCAACCAATCACGTCGAGGATGGAACGCAATGGTTCAAGAAACGCTTTGTCGAACTGCGTTCTATAGTCTATGTATCGGCCGATATCAAACTCAGGTGGTAGCACAGACGCGATAGCCAGAACATTTTCATTGAGTGGATTTGGCATCTTCATATAGCAAAACTTGACCTTATCACCATCCTTGATAACCTCATATGTCTTGTCAAGCTTGAGCTGCTTCAATCTATTATTATATGTCAAGCTTGCGCGAACATGAATTGGTATGCCCTTCTCGGCTCGCAGATATTTGCTAAGGCCTTGCACACCGCGAGGGAACGAAATGTCTTCGAACGGCAACTTATTGAAATGTTCGCGAAAGGCGACAATAAAGGCTTGAAGCGCAGCCTCATCCTTATTCATAATGATATCAAGCGCATCCTTAATGGCCTTGCGACATGCTGCAGGTGTCGATGATTTGACAGCCTCGATGCCCATCATCTTTAGCTTTGGTTTCTCATAGCGCACGCCTTCGGAGTCATGCACATTCAGAATGTATCGCTTCTTACCAGTCCAGATACCGCGATCTGCGATGACTTCTCGCTTCATCGACATTTTTTGATCGAATGCATTCATGTGCTCGCGCAGGCCTGCATATATCTTGTCAATGATCGGCTCGAATGCCTGAGATGCGATCTTGTCTAGATAATTGACAATCTGGTCCTTCGTAGGATCTTTGTCCTTGAATACCTTAGCGACTAGTGCATCCAGGGTAATATACAAGCTGTCTGTGTCGGCTGCGATGACATAATCATTACCTTCTGTGCCGAGTAACTTATTGATATACTCATTGATCTTGACCTCAGCCCAACGGATTGAGAGCTGACCACCGACTGTGATAGCCGTAGCCTGATTAAGGTCATAGAATCGGAAATACGGATTGCCGATGGCACCGTAAGCTGAGTTTAGCTGAACCTTCTTTGCAAGTTGCATGTTCTTGTATCGAGATACAGCCTTCTCATGTTCGCGCCTTTCTTGTGGAGTCTTAGCAGCCTCGACGTCTTTCTGCGCGGCAATCATCTTGCGCTTATATTCAGAACGACTGTCATACATGCGCTCCATCATCTCAGGTAGAAAGCCCTGCCGTTCATTGCTGAAGTATCTACCATTGGCCGCGAGACTACTGCCCTCGCGAATAGGCGGCGAAAACTTCGGATCAAGCAGCTTATCAACAGTGATATCTACGCGGTTCTCACGGTCAAGCATCTCGGGTGAGATGTTATATTGCATGATA